GCATCCGCTGTAATACTCTCATCTCCCAGATTTGCTGATAAAGGTATTCCTGTTGGGAATACATTAGCATCCGCTGTAATACTCTCATCTCCCAGATTTGCTGATAAAGGTATTCCTGTTGGGAATACATTAGCATCCGCTGTAATACTCTCATCTCCCAGATTTGCTGATAAAGGTATTCCTGTTGGGAATATATTAGCATCCGCTGTAATACTCTCATCTCCCAGATTTGCTGATAAAGGTATTCCTGTTGGGAATATATTAGCATCCGCTGTAATACTTTCGTTACCAATAGTAGTAGATAAAGGTATTCCTGTTGGGAACACATTAGCATTTGCTTGAGTATTTTCATCACCAATAGCTGTTGATAAAGGTATTCCTGTTGGGAATACATCAACATCTCCTTGAATAAATTCATCTCCCAGATTTGCTGATAAAGGTATTCCTGTCGGGAATACATTAGCATTTCCTCTAGTAATAACATTTCCTGTTGTCGTAGTCGCAGTAACACTTGTGGCAGTGATACTACCATCAGTAGGAATTGCAGAAAGAGGGAATTCAGCAAAAGCAGCAATAGCAAGTAACATTAATGTATCCTAGTTAAAATAAGTATTTGTCATACCTATTTTAATATATTATTAGCAATAAAGGAAGAGGTTGGTTAAGTTAATTGTATTAGAAGAAATTATTGCTTCTATACTAACTTTATTAGCTAAAGCGTATTTTAACCTAATCTTTTTTCTCTTCTTTGTTTTCTTGTTTAATTTCCTTAGATAATTCAGTCTTTAATAAATCAATATAATGTTTCTGTAATACTTCACAGTCAGTATAATCTAAAGATAATTGATTTTTTCTCGCTCCAATATTTTGTAACTTACCTAAATATAACTTGCCATTATCAGATAGCTTATCGCTATCGTAGTCTTTGTCATTAAACTTAAATTTCATATTACCACTCCTTTGTTTTTAATGTCACTGCAATTTTCTTTTGTGATTCGATTTGTGCAGACAAGTTAGATTGCATTTCTTCTAATGATAGTGGCTTTACTACTAACACAGGTGCAGTAACTAGCGTTGGAATTTCTCCAGGCACAGGATTAGACGCTGGTTCAGCAATTACTTCTTCGCTTAAATTGTTTTCTACTACACAAGCGATTGCTTGATCTTTAGTCATAGCATCAAAATCCATAGCTTCTGAACCTGCACAAGAGCCATACATACTAGCTGAATATTCTCCATCTACTGCTGTATATCTCCAATCTATTGTCTTAACTACATTCTCTGAATCACATTCAAAGTTTGGAAAAGACCATTCGTATGTTATCGCCATAATTTTACTCCTTAATAAGTTACATTATTTGCACTAGCTGAATTTGAACCACTTAATGTTATTGTTCCATTACTAATATTACCAACAGCATTAGTATAATCTGCTGCACCTGCTTCCAATACACTAAAAGTAGAACCTGTGCTTGAAAAAATATTTCCACTAACAACAACTTGTGAAGTTGCATCTAAATATAAATCTACATTTGAACCTGCTTCAAAAGAACATCCATTTACAATGTGTAAACTTCCTCTTAAAACCGCACCAAAAGTATTTAAACTAAATACACATCCAGTAAAAATAAAATCTTTACATGTTGTATCTATACTTACACCTGGAGCTGCTGGCGATGCACCTGCTGTTGCAAATTCACATCCTGTAAATTTCCAATGTACACATGTACCTAGTGCATTTAAGGGCCCAGATGGAGCTGTTGTAAATGAACAACCAGAACAAATACCCCAATCAGCGCCATTAATAATTAAACCATATTCTTGCCCATTAGTTGAACAATTACTAAGTCTAGTTCCTTCATCAAATGCTCCAGCACCACCAATTACTCTAAATCCAAATGCTGAACCATTTTGTACTTTTACATTAACTATATCCGAGTCAGCACAATTATCTAAACTTACACCAGTATCAGTTTGAGAGATAAAAACGTTTGATATGAAAGTATTTGCACAAAATCTTAATTTAATAGCAAAATCAAAAGTTCCTATTATTTGCATATCTGATATTGCAATGTAAGAACAACGTGCACTTGAAACATTACCATCAATGTTTATGGCGGTTACGCTAGTTTTACTGTTATTATTTAAATTAATCCCGCTTATAATAAAGTTACTAACAGCAGTAGTAGAACTAGGATTTGTATAGCTTAATAAGTTAATTGAATTATCTCCTGCTAGTAATTTTACAGATGAACCTTCAAAAGAAATTAATGAAACACCAGGCTTTAGCGTTAGTCCTACACCAGAACCATTATCTCCAATAAGATAATCTCCAGTAGGAAAAAAAACAACACCAGAAGATATTGAATTAATAGCACTTTGTATTGCTGCTCTATCATCTGTAGTACCATCACCAGTAGCACCAAAGTCTTTTACATTGACTGCCAATTTTTCAATAGTTTTATAAGTTTGGTCACCAGCTAAGAAGGTTGTTGATGAAGCGGTTCCTGTACCTAGTCTTGCAGTTGGTACTAATCCTGTTGCTAAATCTGATGCGTCTAAATTTGTTAAATTAGCCCCACTGATTGCAGGTAATGTCGCTGGGAATCTTGCATCTGGCACTGTACCAGAAGATAAATTTGAAGCATTTAAAGAAGATCCATCAATGAATCCAGAATCATTATTGAATCCTGAAATATTAATATTTCCTTTAGTTAATTTCTTTTGAGCATTTGCTGAATCAATTACAGCAAAAAAATCTCCGTCTGCGTCTGAAGTGGAAGTTGTTAATTCTGATAAATCTACATCGATAGCATCTGCTGTGACATCAATAAGAGCACCTGCTCCAACGTTTAATGTAACATCACCTGATGATCCACCACCTGTTAAACCATTTCCTGCTGTAACACCTGTAATATCTCCAGTAGTTGGAGTTTGATATTCTAAAGCAGTTCCAGCTCCATTAACTGCAAGAACTTGGTTTGCACTTCCAATTGTAGTTAATCCAGTACCACCTTTTGTTGTAGGAACTGTAGGTAATCTATCTGATGCTAAAGTTCCTGAAGCAATGTTAGTTGCATCTAAGTTTGTTAAATTAGCTCCACTAATTGCAGGGAGTGTAGCTGGGAATCTTGTGTCAGGGACTGTACCAGAAGATAAATTATCTGCATTTAAATTTGTTAAGTTACTTCCATTATTTGCAACAATGTTTCCACTAGCATCTAGTATGACTGCTTTGGATGCTGGAAGAGTACAGAAAACATCTTTTGTACCTGCAGCAAAATTCACTAACGCATCACTATTGGAACTTGAAATAACCGTATCTCTGGATAACGTTCCAGCGCCTACGGTACCAATACCTACTTCAAAGTCTCCACTGTTCTGTGAAGCAATTGCATAATAAGTTGTATTTGTATTACCTAGTGCACCTGAAAAAGTTTCAAATCCAGTAGCCGCTCCATCAAGAGTAAGTGTACCTGTTCCTGTTGTTGCAGTAGTTTCTTGTACTCTATCATTTACAACCAAAGCCATTCTGTCATCCTCCTAATTAACTATTATCCTTAAAAATTTTTAGTTTTAAATATATTTTTTGTAGGATTTTTTTTAAACTCTATTTGTTTTAATAAATTAGATTGCATTTCTTCTAAAGTTGTTTCATGATCATGAAGTACGGAATTAATACAATCTTCTTTTGTTATTGTATCAAGGTCTACTTCTATAGAAGAACCACAACTATTATACATTTCTGCATAAAATTTTCCATCAACTGCTTTATATCTCCAAAAAATAACTTTTACTTTATTATTTTCATCAGTTTCAAATTTATCAAAAAACCATTCGTATGTTATTGCCATAGTTTTACTCCTTATTTTAACGGTTCTACAATTACTTTACCATTTTCATCTGTCCATTCGGTGTCATACATATGATCGTCATGTCTTTCACCAATAACCATCCATGAAATAGTATCAGTACAAGTATTGTCTTGAGCTGTAATGGTTAAAATATTTCCAGATACAGATCCTTTTACCGCTGTCCATCCAGTTTCATTTGATGTAAAACATTGAATTTCTCTATTTAATAAAACAAATGTTCCTTCACTCATTCCTGCTACTGTATCTATATTAACTGTTGCAGTTCCATTAACTAAATTTATTTTACCTCTATAAATATTATCAGCTTGAGGAGCTTCAACAAAAGAGTGAACTAAATGATGTGTATTTTTTTTACTTTCTAAAGGATGGTCAATTTTAAATGAACCAGAACTTTTACTCAACGAACCATTTATATCAAGTGTACTACCAGGACTAGCCGTAGCAATCCCAACTCTAGTTGCACCTCCACTTGAAGTAACACGCATTCTTTCATTTACACCATCTTCAAATACAACTGATGTACCATTTATACGAGCGTCACTTGAAAATGAACCAAAATATGAATAGTCACTACCTCCATTAGGAACTCTTATTCTACCAAAATTTGCATTGGTACTTGAAAACTGAGCTACTAATATCTGAGATGACTCAACGTCTAATGCTCTTGTAGGTGATGTTAGATTAATTCCAAATTGAGTTCCATCATAAACTAAATTAGTTTCTGCGTTCATAGCATCTGTACCTGTTGCAGTGAGAACTCTATTATTTGATCCATTGGTCATGAAATCGGATACATCAACAGCAACTTCATCTGCAGTTACATCAATACCAGTTCCAGCACCTACGGCTAATGAACCTGATGTTGTAATTGATCCTGTTAATCCATTTCCACCAGAAACAGAAGTTACAGTTCCAGTGTTTGTTGTAAATCCAGAGTCATTGTTAAAACCTGAAATTGCAATATTTGCTTTTGTTAATTTTTTCTGTGCGTTTGCTGCATCAACTACAACAAAAAAATCTCCATCAGCGTCTGATGTAGAAGTTGTAAGTTCTGATAAATCAACATCAATAGCATCTGCTGTAACGTCAATTAAATTACCTGCTCCTACATTTAAGGTAACAGAACCAGAAGTACCACCGCCTGTTAAACCATCCCCTGCTGTAACACCTGTAATGTCTCCAGTGTTTGTTGTGTAACCTGCATCGTTATTAAAACCTGAAATATTAATATTTCCTTTTGTTAATTTTTTCTGTGCGTTAGCACTATCAATTACAGCAAAGAAATCTCCATCAGCATCTGATGTAGAAGTTGCAAGTTCTGATAAATCTACATTAACTGCATCTGCAGTTACATCAATTAAAGTTCCTGCTCCTACAGCTAAAGAACCAGATGTTGTAACCGATCCTGTTAATCCATCTCCACCTGATACAGAAGTAACTGTACCTGTGTTTGTAGTAAACCCACTGTCATTATTAAACCCTGAGATATTAATATTTGCTTTAGTTAATTTTTTCTCAGCACCAACAGAATCTACAACTACAAAGAAGTCTCCATCACCATCTGCTGTAGAAGTTGTTAATAAATTTAAATCTATTCTAGCAATAGGAACTGTACCACTTGCTAAATCTGATGCGTCTAAGTTTGTTAAGTTTGCACCACTGATTGCAGGTAAAGTCGCTGGAAACCTTGCGTCAGGCACAGTTCCAGAATCTAAATTTGAAGCATTTAAAGAAGATCCGTCAATGAATCCACTGTCATTATTAAAACCTGATATATTTATATTTGCTTTTGTTAATTTCTTTTGAGCATTTGCTGAATCAATTACAGCAAAGAAATCACCATCAGCATCTGATGTAGATGTAGTTAGTTCTGAAAGATCAACATCTATTTGATCTGCTTGAACGTCTATTAAATTTCCTGCTCCAACGTTTAATGTAACGTCGCCTGTAGTTCCGCCACCTGTTAAACCATTACCTGCTGTAACACCTGTAATATCTCCAGTAGTTGGTGTTTGATATTCTAAAGCTGTTCCACCAGAATTTACTGCAAGGACTTGGTTTGCAGATCCAATTGAAGTTAACCCTGTACCACCTTTTGTTGTTGGTACTGTTGGTAATCTATCTGATGATAAAGTTCCTGAGGCAACGTTTGAAGCATCAAGATTTGTTAAAGCTGAACCATTTGCTGCAGGAAGTGTTGCTGGGAATCTTGCGTCTGGAACTGTACCTGAAGATAAATCATCTGCATCTAAGTTTGTTAAGTTTGCTCCGCTAACTGCAGGAAGTGTTGCTGGGAATCTTGCGTCTGGAACTGTACCACTTGCTAAATTAGTTGCGTTTAAATCTGTAAGTGCTGAACCATTTGCTGCTGGTAATGTAGCAGGAAACCTTGCATCAGGTACTGTACCTGAAGCTAAATTATCTGCATTTAAATTTGTTAAATTAGATCCATTGTTTGCAACAATGTTTCCACTTGAATCAAGTATAACGGCTTTAGAAGCTGGGAGTGTACAAAATACATCTTTCGTGCCTGCAGAAAAGTTTACTGCAGCATCACTGTTTGATGAAGAAATAATTGTATCTCTAGATAAAGTACCTGCACCAACAGTTCCTAAACCAACTTCAAATTCACCGTTGCCATTAACGATTGCATAATAAGTTGTATTTGTATTTCCAATCGCAGATGAAAAAGTTTCAAAACCAGATACTGCACCATCAAGAGTAAGCGTGCCTGTACCCGTGGTTGTTGAGGTTTCTTTAACTCTATCGTTAATGACAAGAGCCATCTAACCTCCTTAACTAATTCTTAATATCGCTGCTGTCGATGTAAATGCTGGAAACTGAATTGTAAATGTTCCTGCAGTTGCAGTTTTATCTCCACCAAAATTTAATACCGCTACCGCTTTATCTGATTCTGTTGCATTATAAATTAAAGCTCCTCTAGCGGTTAACGTAACACCAGTAAAAGATAAATTTGCAAAAGTTACAATCGCTACACCTGTGTCTAGACCTGTTTGTTGTGATTGTAAAACTCCTCCACCTTGAGAATACTCTCCAGTATCACCTACTTGTCCACCTGTACTGTCTCCAGGATATGCTGTTGTTGCTGCTGATAAATTTGCTGTATCTTCGTATAATGCTAATTTAAATTGATCTCCACCACTTTCAAAGTCGTGGATTCCTTCTAATAATTCTTTTTTAAATGAATTACATACTGCTTGGTCTATTGCCATTTTAAAACTCCTTATATAAATTTTACGGTGATGGTGAAGGTACTTTAATTCTTAGAACCCCATCATCATATTCGCTTCTACGTCTTCTACCCATTTGTTGAAGAGCAAAAGCTTCTATCTCTTCATTATACTTCGTTTTGTATAAATTGTATATATCAAGGGGGCCTTTTAAATACGAAAAAGCTTCAGCTAATACTCCATGAAGAAGTAAAGCTTCTTGATATTCTGACAAATAATTAGTTGTTGTAGAAGTGAATCCTGGTGGGTCAATAATGTAATTCAATTGAACCGCATAAGCTTGGTCTGGAGTAGGTGCTACGACAATATTATTGTCATCCCAATTTGCATAATATTTAGGCAATCCTGTAGCTCCCGTACCATTATATTCTGTTATAAAACTAGTATCTTTTTTTTCCATAAAAGTACGATTACCTGTCTGGTCTGTAGTAGAGAACACCTGTAATGACCTAATGATTAAAAAATCTGCTGGCATTACTAAGTATCTTTTGTTAGCTGTGAAAGATGAAGTTGCGTATTTTCTAGTTTCATCATAATCCACTTTACCAGCAATATCGAGTTCTGTGTTTCTGATAAATTGTGCGATTAATGTATCGGATAATACATTAGAATCTACTTCTGTGTAATTTCTTACCTGTGTTAAAAAATCTGAATAACTTATTGCCATTATGTCCTCACATATCCTAAAGCTTCATCTGTATTAATTTGATCAGGGTCAGCTACTATATCTATTCTTGTTATAGATTCTACATTACCTTTATCATTTCTAAAAGCCGTCTCTACATTTTTTATATTTTCAGAAGATTCATAGTTTTCTTCTAAAGAAGCTATTTCAGTTGTTGAATAATAAAATTTATAAGTAGCCATTATGTTATACTCACTGTTACTGTTCCAATAGATACTCCAGCTTGTCTTTTATTATTTTCTTCTGTTGGAGATATACTAGGCTGCATTCCATTTGATGTAAATTGACCATCCCAATATTTAGGATCTAAAGATACAGTAATTCCTGTTCCTCTAGAAGTATCAGGTCTAGCTTTTTTTAAAGCTTGAGGATCGGCAGCATGATATTTAGGATCTAACTGTGGATGTTTTTTCTCGAACTCCGAATAATGGACAATGGAACCATTCCATTCTTTTACCATTTCTTGATAAGGAAATTGCATTCCTGATCTGTCTGATATTGATAAAGCTCTACTACCTCTTGCAAATCTTCCCATAATTTACCCTTGTGGAAAATAACTCTCTGGAGTTATAAATAAACTTGTTCTAGAACCATCTTCATCTAAAGCTCTTTTCATTTCGTCTTCATAAGACATTTTTAAAATTTCCATTCTTTCTGGAGAACGTTTCATAGCTAAATAATAAGCTAATCCAGAAATCATACATGGAATAAATCTGTAAGATACGTCCGCAGTATTTGTGTAAGCACCTGCATCTTCTATTCTATTAATTGAATAATATTTTAAATAAGTATAAGTCGATAAATCTGGAGTTTGATATAAATAAATAACTGGTGTTGTTTGTCTATCTACATAGTATTGAGAAGGCTGTCCTTGAACACCTTTGTTTGGTAAAGCGGCATAAGCTGATCTGTCAATTTTAGATAAAGTTAAATCATTAGTGGTTGTTCCAGGAGTTCCCCCTGCAGTTGAGATATAAGCTTCTAATACATCACTAACATTCGTTGGTACTGTATAATTTGCTTGACCTGCAACTAAAGCAACTTCATTTAAAGCTACCTTCCATAAATGCACACCTCTATTACCCCATTCTGAAAATAAAATATTTAAACTTCTTCTAGCTGATTTAATATCATGACCAGAATTAATTCTCATACCTAT